ACAGAACACAAATGATAAAACAACCAACTGTTCCTAGAAGAATGGTTTATGGTGAGACAAGAGTATCTGGCGTTTTAGGTTTTGCAGAAAGCACAGAAAACGATAAGTTTCTTCATCTAGTTATTTTAATGGCATCACATCAAGTTAATTCTATTGGTCAAATATATATAAATGATGTTGCAATAACTTTAAATGGCAATGGTAATTGTACTGCACCAACACAATATGCAAACTTAATTAGAATTAGGAAACACTTAGGATCACCATCTCAATCAGCAGACGGAGATTTAATAAATGAAAGTAATGGTAAATGGACAGATCAACATAGATTGAGTGGCATTGCTTATGTCTATGCAAGATTAGAATTTGATGCAGATGCTTTTCCAAATGGATTGCCAAACATATCAGCTATAGTTCAAGGTAAAAAATTATTTGACCCTAGAACATCAACAACTGTTTATTCAACAAATCCTGCATTAGCTATTAGAGATTATTTAACAGATAGTATTTATGGATTTAATGCATCAACAGATGAAATAGATGACACTTCCTTTATAACTGCAGCGAATGTATGTGATGAAAATGTTACTTTATCTGGTGGTGGTACTGAAAAAAGATATACAGTTAATGGAACTTTTGAAAGTAATGGCAGCCCAAAACAAATATTAGAAAATTTATTATCTCCTATGGGTGGTGAAGTTATCTTTTCTAATGGAACATTTAAAGCAAAAGCAGCTAAATATGTTTCACCAACTGTTACATTAGATGAGGGTGATTTAAGAGGGTCTATTGCTTTACAATCTAGAAGATCAAGGAGAGATAATTTTAATGCAGTTAAAGGTGTTTTTACATCACCAGATAATAATTTTATAGCTGCAGATTATCCTGCATTCACATCTACAACATTTCAAAGCGAAGATAATGGAGATCAAGTCTTTCTAGATATGGATTTGCCATATACAACTTCATCACCTATGGCACAAAGATTAGCTAAAATTGCATTGTTTAGAAATAGACAACAAATAACATTAGATATGCCTTGTAAATTAAAAGCATTTCAACTCAACGTAGGTGATACAGTATCTGTTACTAATGAAAGATTTGGATTTAATTCTAAAGTTTTTGAAGTTGCAGAGTGGAATGTTGCATTTGAGAATGATGGTAATGGCGTTCCTATTATTGGAGTTGATTTAGTTTTAAGGGAATTAAATAGTGCAGTTTATGATTGGAATGCTGAAGAAAAAGCATTTCAACAAGATAACACTAATTTGCCAGACCCATTTGTTGTTACATTACCAACTGTAACTGTTTCAGATGAATTAAGAGTTTTAAATGAAGAAGCTATATCTGTTCTGGTCGTTAATGCAAGTAGTTCAAGCGCAAGAGTAATTGATTTTGAAGTGCAAGCTAAAAAAACAACAAGTAGTGATTATATAAATTTAGGTAAATCAAGTGCAAATTTATTTGAATTAATTAATGTTGAAGATGATGCTATTTATGATGTTAGAGTTAGATCAATATCAAGGTTCAGTAAATCACCTTTTGTAACAAACCAACATCAGATAGTGGGTAAAACTGCACCACCACAAAATGTAACAAATTTTTCAATTAATATAATTAATACTGAAGCACATTTAAGTTGGACACCTGTTGGAGATTTAGATTTATCACATTATAGGATAAGACATTCAAGAGATACTTCTACAAGTGCAACATATGCTAATTCAGTTGATTTAATAGATAAAGTGTCAAGACCTGCAAATACGGCAGTAGTTCCGGCAATGACAGGAACATATTTTATCAAGGCAGTTGATAAATTAGGTAATGATAGTTTAGGTGCAACATCTTCAGTTGCAATAATCGAAAATATAAAAGATTTAAATTCAGTTGCAACTTCTACACAAAACCCAACTTTTAGTGGTGCAAAATCTAATGTTGTTGTTATTGATAATAAGTTAAAATTAGGAACAAGTGTTTTATTTGATGCAACTGCAGGTAATTTCGATAGTACAGGTGGATTATTTGATGGTGGTGGTGGAACTGTGGCATCAAGTGGAACATATGATTTTGATAATTATATTGATGTTGGTGCAGTTTATACAAGTCGAGTTACTGCTAATG